GACCGCGAGACAGGCCTCTACAGTGCCACGCTGGCCCCCAAAAAGGTAAAGAAATACTGCGTCCATGTGATCGCGCCGGATGAGTTCATGTACGAGGAGCGCCTCGCGAGCCTGTCGGTTGCGACATTCCTCGGGCACACGAAGGAAATGCCGCTCGGCGATCTTATCGCGATGGGCATCCCTGAGAAAAAGGCGCGTAAACTGAAGTCGGGCAAGCCATCCGAAGAAGCTGACGACCGGTTTGAGCAAGAAGGCGACAACGGCGAGTGGAAGGACGATGATCTTGCTCGCCCGGTGCAGATTGACGAATGCTATATCCGCTGCGATTACCAGACCAACGGCACGCTGGAATGGCGCAAGGTGCTTATCGGTGGCTCGCAGAAGGAAATCCTGACCAACGAGCCGATTGACGATCACCCCTATTCCGCATGGACGCCGGTTCCGATCCCGCACAAGCTGGTGGGCTTATCGATTCATGACCTGACCGCAGACATTCAGAAGCAGCGGACCGCGATCAAGCGCGAGGCGATGAATGCGCTGTATCTGGCCAACCGTCCGCAGCGCGAGGCCGTCGACGGGCAAGTGAACATTGACGACCTGCTCAACCCAACGGTCGGCGGGATCGTGCGCGTCAAGGCGCTTGGCATGGTGCGCGAGATACCCTCTGGCGGCGCTGGCGTGCTGAATAACGTGCTTACGATGGACGAAGCCCTGCAAGGCGAACGCGAGGCCCGCACGGGTGTGACGCGCTACAATCAGGGCATGGACAGCAACAGCCTGAACAAGACCGCGACGGGCATGAATATCATTTCCAGCAACTCGCAGCAGCGGCAGGAATTGGTTGCCCGGCAGTTCGGTGAGTTCCTGAAGGACATTTTCAACAAGCTATTGGCCTTGGCAGCGCAGCACGCAGACCCCGACGAGGTTTCCCGGCTGCGTGATAAGCCATTTGTGCCTTGGCCGACCGAATATGACACGACCGTCAGCGTCGGTTTGGGCACGAACAACAAGGATCAGATGGTCGGGCACCTGATGGCCCTGTCGCAGATGTACGAGCGTGTCATCCAGTTGCAGGGCGGCGTCCAAGGCCCGCTGGTGACGGTGCAGAACATTTACGAGGTGCTGAAGCGCCTGCCTGAGGCAATGGGCCTGAAGGGCGACTTCTTCACCGCGCCGGATGCGCAGGGTGAGGGGCAACCGCCTCAGCCTGAACAACCTGAGCAGGACCCGATGGCTGAAGCGCAATTGAAGGCTCAGACCGACATTCAGATTGCCGAGATTGAAGCGGCCAACAAGCTGGAAATCAAGCGCATGGAAATCATGGCGCAGATGGCGCAGCCTGCCTCCCCGATGGTTATGGCGGCATGAGCGATGCAACAGCCCGCGCAGACCACGCCAAGCGCCTCCTAGAGGACACGCTGCTAACCGAGGTGTTCGACGCCGTAGAGGCCGCTGCAATTGGCGTGTGGCGCAGCACCAAGACCACGCAGGCGGAAGAGCGCGAGATTGCATGGCAGAGTTTGAAGGCCGTTGAGCGGGTGCGCAACACCCTGTCCGGCATTGTCGATAACGGGCTGATCGAAGCGAAGCGCGCGGTTCAGCCGAGTTCCCGCGCTTAGGCGCACAACAAGGAAAACCACCACATGACAGACACCGCTACCCTGGAAACAGGACCGGTTGACGCGCCTGCAACACTCGACAGCGTTCTCGCTGAGTTTGAAGCGGGAGGTGAGGCCCCTGACGACGCCGTTGAAAGCGTTGTGCAGGAATTGGTCAATGAAGCCGAAGGAAAAGGCGACTCCGAACAGGAACCCGCGACCGAGGACGATGCGACCGAAGCAGCCGACGCCGAAGAGGCGGAAAGCGAAGCCGACGAGCCCGAAGAAGGCAACCCCGACGAGCCGACATACACGGTCAAGGTCAATGGCGAAGAGATCGCCGTTCCCCTGACCGAATTGCTCAAGGGCTACAGCCGGACAGAGGACTACAAGGCCAAGACGATGGCTGTGGCCGACGAGCGCCGAGAACTGCAAGCCGCAAGGTCAACAGTCGAAGCGACCGTGCAGGCCGAATACGCGAACAGGCTTGAGGAAGCCACCGGCCTAATGGCCAAGTTCGATCCGGTGCTTGCAGAAGCCCGCAAGATCGATTGGAACGCCCTGAAGCAAGCCGATCCCGCCGCTTATGTGCAGGCCCAAGACGCCGTTAATACGCGGCTGAACGCTATCCAGCAGATGAACACGCAGGTCGAGCAAGCCCGCCAGCAATCGCAGGCTGCACAGGCGCAGCAGGCCGAACAGGAGCGCGCCACGCGCTTCGATACGGCTGCGAACAAGATCGTGGAAGTGATGCCCGAGTTGGCCGACGAAAGCCGATTCAAGGACTTCGCCTCCAACGCGATCGAGTTCCTGCGTAAGGACGTGGGTTTCAGTCAGGAAGAAATCGCCGACGCGTTGGATGAACGTGTCCTGATGTTGGCGAATGATGCCCGGCAATGGCGTGCCCACCAAGCGGCAATGAAACAGCTTCCTCCCAAGAAGATCGTCCCGAAATCAGCGGTGAAAGCCCTGACCACGGACGGTTCCGGTTCGCGTGCATCCACCCCCCGATTCCCTTCCCGCGCTGGGCGCGATGCGAAGGCGGATTGGGTCGCACAAGCAATCCTTTCAGAGGAATAATCACATGGCAGTTCCTACCAATACCTTCCTCACCTTCTCCGCTGTGGGGAATCGTGAGGATCTTCTCGACAAGATCACCAACATCTCGCCCACCGACGTTCCGTTCACTTCGATGATCGAAGAAACGACCGCCAAGGGCACGTTCCACGAATGGCAGACCGACGCTCTGGCAGCGGCTGCGGGCAACGCCCAGTTGCAGGGTGACGACGTTACCTTTGCCGCTGCTACGCCGACCGTTCGCGCTGGCAACCGCACGCAGATTTCCCGCAAGGAAGTCATCGTTTCTGGCACGCAGGAAGCCGTTGATAAGGCGGGTCGCAACAGCGAAATCGTCTATCAAATGTCGAAGCGCCGCGACGAACTGAAGCGCGACAAGGAATTCGTTCTTTGCTCGAATCAGGCTCCCGTCACCGGCAACTCATCGACTGCACCGCAGCTTCGCCCATTGTGCGGGTGGTTCACCACCAACGTCAACCGCGGCGCAGGCGGCGCCAACGGTTCGACCGTGGCGGCAGCTACGGACGGCACTCAGCGCGCTTTGACGCTCGCAATGGTGACGGACGCTCAGCAGGCAGCATGGACGCAGGGCGGTAAGCCCACGTTCCTGATGTGCGGCCCCAAGCAGCGCACCGTGCTGACCACGCTGTTCGGCACTGCGGCCACCAAGTTCTACGCGGTGGAAGACAAGAAGATGGTTGCGACCATTCAGGCGTTCGAAGGCGACTTCGGGCTTGTGAAGGTTGTCACCAATCGCTTCGTTCGTGGCGGTCAGACCGCTGCCGACCGCGAAATCTTCCTGCTCGATCCGTCGCTGTGGGCCGTGGCGCATCTCAAGGGCCGCAAGATGGTCACTGAGGATCTGGCCAAGACCGGCGATAACGAGAAGGGTATGGTCCTCACGGAATACACCCTGGAAGCGCGCCAGGAAGCTGGCAACGCGATCATCGCCGACATTACCTGATGACTACCGGGCCGGGGGTTAACGCTCCCGGCCCATTTCTTTGGAGACAAGAAATGTCCGGACTTGGCTGCCGCGTAGATGTGAAACTTCCGCCCGTGCCGGTGAACCCGGCCCCATGATCGACCTGACAGGCAAACCGGCGGAACTGCGGTTTACGCTTGAGATTACGCGCGCCGCAACCGGCGAGACCGAGACAGTCGAGATGGTCGGCACAATCGAAGAAGGCGCTGAATAATGGCAGTCACCCATTCCACGGCTGCGCGCAACGCGGCCACAGACGCCGTCACGGCGCTGCTTGGGGCTAGTCCGCGCCTCGCCTTTCGTGTTGGCGGCACGGTAGGTTCGCCCGGTACTGTTGCGGCCACGTTGGTCATGTCGGCTACACCATTTGGCGCTTCGTCTGCAGGCACTGCAACGGCCAATGCGATCACCAGTGACACGGCAGCGACCGGCAACGCCTCCGCAGTCAGCAAGGCCACCTTGCAAACGAGTGGTGGGACCGTTCATGTTCATGTCGATGTGGCCGCTTCCGGCTCCGACATTAACGTATCGAACGGCCTGACCATTGCATCCGGTGACACGGTTAGCTGCTCGTCACTGACTTACACGGCGCTCCCGGCCTAAGAGGTGGCCACGTTCACCGACAACCTAGACGGGACAGCAGGCGATCTGCTTTCTGCCCGGTCGGGTTGGTCGCGCACGGTAGGTTCTGACAATGCAACTTTGGCCACTGGCGGCAGCGGCTTCTCGTTAACCAGCGGCACCACAACAGGTTCGAGCACATGGCATGTGCCCGCTTCGCAACCGACCACGAATGATCAATATGTGGAAGCCATTCTCGCGCTTGGCGGCAATGGCTTCCCCCTCTGCATACGTGCGAATACCGCTTCCGCTCTAGGGCAGGCGATTGTTTGCCGCCGGAACAACGCGGGCAGCATTATCAATCTGTTCCATCGGAACAGTTCAGGCACCTTAACTTCCCTAGGAACCTACACCGCATCCAGCGGGGATTTGGCAACAAACCCAGTCCGCCTTGAGGGTGTTGGCACAGATATTACCGTTAAATTCATGGGGGCCACTATCCTTGGCCCCTTTACCGATCCCAACACTTACGGCGCAGTCGGTTCCGTTGCCGTCTTGTCGCGCGGTGGTTCCGCTACCACGACCACGCCGACATTCGACAACATGGCGTGGGGCGATGTTGGCGCGGGGGCAGTCACTCACGCGACCACCGGCGCGCTGACGGGTGATGCGGCAACTGTTTCAGGGGTTTCAGCCAGAACGCGCGCACACGCAACATCTGGCACGCTAATAGGTCAAGGCGCTGTTGTCGCTGGTTCGGGGAATCGTGCGGTCGGTGCTGTATCTCACGCCGCATCGGGCGCTCTACAGGGCCAAGGCACATCTATCGCGGGGATCGCAGTATCCAACCGCACGCACGCAACGAGCGGCGCTCTGGCGGGCTTACAGGCGGCTATTGCCGGGTCAGTGAGTAGATCTGGTCCGGCAGTGGTTCATGCAGCCAGCGGGGCGCTGATCGGTCAGGGCGGGTTGATAACCGGCGTTTCGGCGTTCGGCTCAAACCGTTGGCAAGTCTCGCCGCGAGGTTCGGCAGATTGGCAAGTTGTTTCGCCCGCTTCGAGCGATTGGGGTGTGGCGACCGTGTCACCTTCGGCCTGGACAGTTCAATAATCAGGAGAATGCCATGACCCGTTTAATCGGTGAGCATTATGACGCCAACGGCATCCGCGAAAGCTGGTACGATCACGGCGACGGCAATGTGACTGTGAAGCGCTCGCAGGACACCCAATCCGTGATCGACATGGTTGCGGCGGTGAACGCCGATGGTGCGCCTACGATTGACGGCCTCGGCAAACCAGTGCTGGAAATCCCTGTGGTCGAAGCGATGGCATGGGCTGAAAAGCGCGGCATTCCGTGGGAAAAATTGCTCTACAGCAACGAATATGATAGCGAATTCAAGCTGTTTGCTGCGGAACATAGCCGGTTGGCCTATGCCAACACCAAATCGGTTCACACCGTCCAGTGACGCTCGCGACCTACACCGAACTTGTTGCGGCGGTTGGCAATTGGCTAGACCGCGACGACCTGGTTGCGCGTGTGCCTGACTTCATCCGGCTATCTGAGGCCCGGCTTAACCGCCTGTTGGATGATCCCGATATGGAGGTGTTGTCCACCATCACCGCGAGCGGGCCTTCTACGTCATTGCCTGCCGACTTTGGAGCGATGGTTTCGATCACTACCGGACGGCTACCCCTCAAGCCGATGAGCGCAGCCGACTTCGCGAGCATCGATACCACGATCACAGGCTACCCGAGTTTCTACACCCTTTACGATGGCGGTATTCGTTTCGCGCCTGCCAACGCCACGGCAGTGATTGCGATGGTCTATCGCCGTACAATTCCGGCGCTGACTGAGGCAGCACCCACCAACTGGCTGCTTTCCCGTGCACCTGATGTTTATCTCTACGGCGCGCTAGTGCAGGCTTCAGCGTTCGTTTCGGACGATGATCGTGTCAGCCTCTGGAAGTCTGCATTTGACGAAGCGATAGATGAACTGCGCACCGATGGCAGCAAGCGCAAATGGGGTGCTGGTCCTATCGCTCCACGGATTCGCCGATGAAGATCGCTTGGGGCGACTTCCTGCCAGATTTACCAGATCACGGTTCGCCCGGCGTGACCGAGGCTGTGAACCTCTATCCCGGCGCGAATGGATACCGCCCTGTAGGCCAGTTCTACGCCCACACAGACGCGTTGCCCGCCCCATGCCGGGGTGCTGCTGCCTTTATCGCCCCTAGTGGCCGTGTGGTGCTTATAGCGGGCACCGCCACAGCCCTGTATGTGCAGGACGGTTCAACGTGGACTGAGATTGGCACCGGCTACACGCTACCTCAATTCGGGCGGTGGCGGTTTGTGCAGTTCGGTGCGATTGCCATTGTCACGAATGCCAGCGATCCTCCGATCAAGGTCGACCTCGAAACCGACGCTGTTGCAG